CAAAGGTAGATCAAACTGCTGGCACTAATAATGGCATCTTGGCTTTAAGAAACTCAGAAGGTGTAAAGCAAACACCGTCGCTGACGTTATTGCCTAATAAGCATTTTAAAAATACAGAAAAAAGAAGAAATTACCAGATATTTCTTGAACTAGATCGTGGTCTTTTTGATCGTGTTGGCGGCGAAGGCACTACGCGGGTTCATGGTTTTGTGACTTATAGAATTACGCTTACAGGTCGCAATGTGTCAGGCCCAGATCCGGTGCTGGCAAATGTAACAGCAACCGTTCAAGGTTTATTTACAAAAAGTCAAAAATTTAGATGGTGCCACGCAATAGAATACCCTAAATTTAAAGATGATGAAAATGATGCAGAAATTGAAACTAAGATTGTTGTGATTGACCATGACACGCATGAGCGGCCTTCAGGCGAAACGCAAATGAGGATTCAAGTTCGATATTCAGGCTATAATTTCTTTGAAAACGATTCGCAAAACAAAACCTACGGCTTGCTACAGCAATGACACTAAGAAGCGAGTCCTCCATTCACATCCTCGACCTTCTTTGCGAAGGCACCATTGAAGGGTGGGGACCTGACGACAACTTAATGAAGAAGGGGACGTTTCTAAACGAGACGCCGGTAATGGATGCAGACGGCACAGAAAACTTTGGTGCTGTAGATGTAGAGTTAAAAAACGGTACTTACGATCAAGACACGCCGCTGTATGGATCTACAGTATCTACGCAAACATCAGTGGGGGTTGAAGTTGGAGAGAACTATAATGAACAAATAAATAGCAATGGCTTTATAAAAAATGGTGGCGCTGCTCGTTCTTATGGCGGAGGCTCCGTATCACGAACTATTACTAATACCAATACAGACCACTTTTCTTGTTTATTTAGCATCCCTAGGCTTTTTTCTACTGCAGCTGACGGTCTAGCTGCAAATCAACTTTTTAACGCGACAATCTGCATAGAAATAACAGCAAAAGGGCCACTTGGAACGGTAAGCGGTAAAGAGACACGTATGCAAATAACTGGTATCGCCACTTCAACCTATCAAGTGCAAAGTCCAGAAATTGAAATTAAGACACGTTGCGGATACCCTTGCACTGTTACTGTTAAAAAACTAAACTACATTTACATTAAAAATGAAACTTTCACTGGAACGCGAGGAGAAGAATTTACGTATGTTCCAGCCGATCTCGACGGACCGGAAAAAGACACAGCAATTAAAGCTATTGATACGGGCAATTTAGATCGCGGCCGTGAGGCAATGTTTGAGGCTAACTATCAGTCTATTGATGACAAGACAATTAAAAAGAGAAAAATTTCTCTGCAAAATGGACGTGGCAATCAGCTGATCTGGCAAAGCCTTCAAGAGTCTCAAAAGGTAACCGTTAGGTATGCTAATACCGCTTGCGCGTCATTGACTATTGGCACAAAAGATTTTTCATCATTGCCTACGCGTGCATATCTTATTAAAGGAATCAAAGTCCAAATCCCAAACAATATGACAGCAAGGGACGATGGGAGCCTGGAGCGGATTGCGCAAACTGATTTTAACGGTACCTCTAAGGGCCAAGAAGAGTGGACAACGTGTCCCGTGTGCATATGGAGGCACCTACTGCTTTCTGAGCGGTTCGGAGCGGGCAGCTTTGTAAACGCTGAAAACGTTAGTTGGGTTGATTTGTATCCACTAATTCTTTACGCAAACGAGCTGATTACGCTGCCAGACGGCACTACAGAGCCAAGGTTTGCATGTAACACTGTCGTAAGCAATCAAGCTAACGCCTTTGAGGTTTTACAAGATTTTGCGAGCGTGTTTCGTGGAATGCTGTATTGGCAAACAAACGGCATTACTGCGGCCGGTGATCACGGTGAACTGGGTAAAACTGATGGTTCGTTAAGTGTTATCCCACCTGTCCATGTTTTTAATAACTCGAATGTGTTAGGCGGTCAATTTGAGTATGAAGGCACCTCTGTTAAAGTGAGAAGTACAACTGTAAAAGTTCGTTATAACAACCCAGATGACTTGTATAGGTCTGACACTGTTTGCGTAGAAAACTCGTCTTTACGTGAAAAGATTGGGCATCAAGTCAAAGAAATTGTTGGCTTTGGCTGCACATCTAGAACGCAGGCAGCCCGATTGGCTCGTTGGGTATTGGCATCAGAAGAGCTAGATTCAAACGTTGTCAAGTTTGCAACGGGGCTTGATGGTGCGGTGGTAGTGCCTGGCCAGGTGTTTGCTGTTTCAGATGAGATGCGTGCAGGCGATCGAATTGCTGGACGTGTTCAATCAGCCACAACAACAGCAATTACGTTAGACGCAAACGTTACGCTACCCAGCGGCTCAGGCACAGAACTTACGTGTGTTTTAAATCATGGAACGGTAGAGACTAAAGCGTTTGACCCAAGCTCTTCAACGGTTGCAAACGGTGTGCGAACAATCGTTGTAAGCTCAGCTTTTAGCGAAGCGCCCCAGCCGCAATCTATTTATTCAATTTCGTCTTCTACAGTTAATGAGCAAAAATTCAGGTGCCTTGCAGTGGCTGACAATGGTGATGGAACGTATGCGATTGTAGGCGTCGAACACAACGACAGTATTTACAGCGTTGCAGATGTTGCAGGCAACCAGTTGTATGAAGAGCCTATAAGCACTTATACGTCACGGCCATCACCTCCTGAAAACTTAAACGTAACCTTTCGACCAGTTCAAACTTCTGGAAATTTAGTATTTCAAGCGTTGGTATCGTGGGACCGTGGCGCAACGGGCGTTACAACTGGTTATGAGCTTTCAATTACCACTGGAACGTCTGGTTTGCGCGAGACTTTGAAGGGTCAATATAAGGAAGTTGGCTCTGAGTTGTTTATACCGCCACGCGGTGTTTTTATTGCACAAGTAAAGGCGGTCGGGTTGTCAGGTAGTGATTTTAGCAAAGAGGTTACAAAGATTACACTTGCACCTGATGCAGGTGTGTTGCAGTCTGCAAAATTTATTCCGGCTGAAGATGTTGCAATTGTTCCGCCAGATATTACAGATTTGTCGGTGCGAATGACAAATGAGGTTACAGCGCAAGTTCAGTTTGGCGAAGTAATAGACCCATCTTCTGAGTTTTTCAAAGTTGTTATTCGTTATAGCGAGACGGCAACATCTTGGGGCGCTACAACATTTGTTGCTGAGTTTCCTGCAAGGACGCAAAGTTATATGATTCCGTATCGCCCAGGGGTATATTATGCAAAGCTGCGTGACATAAGAACAAACGCACAAAGCACAAATGCAGCGCAAGTCTCGGCATTAGACATTTCAGATATTTCACGTTTGCTTATCAAGTCGCAGCTTTTTGATGGCAGTTTGTTGACAACTGGGACAATTCGGGAAAACCTTCGCGCAACAGCGGATGCTGATTCAACTTTTTCTGGTGTGCATGATGCCCAAGTTAAAAAAAGAAACAATAAGCTAATTTTAGGCCAAAGCATCTCCAGCGCTACGCAAGTTCGCGGCAGTTATACGCAAAACGGCACTGCAATTACGATTACGCCGTCCTTTGGTTACAAGCAGTTTGATTTTGTCAATTTAAGCATTAGTGGGGCAGCCAGGTTGGACAGCTTTAATTCCCCATTTGTTGTTGCATCAGCAAATGACACAAGTTTTACTGTGACCTCAGGTACAAGCCGATCCATTACAACAGCAGAAAATGTCTTTATATCGCCAGCAGTTAAAGAGGGAACGTATTTTTTCAATAATCAAGTCGATATGGGCAGCAAGTATGAGGTCGTATTAACTGCAATTGCAAAGAACGAAACTGCTGACGTAAGAGGTATAACAAACGTACAGCTGTATTTTAGAACTTCTGACACTGCTCCAGGTACAGACAATGTAGGGGACGAAAATCAAACATCTAGCGATTTAATTGTTTACGAAGACAATGACACAATGCTAACAGAGTCGAACGCTACTGATTTTACTGAATGGCAGCCTTTTACAGCAAAATTTGCTACTGGACGAGTCTTCCAATTTAAAGCAGTTCTCAGCACGGAAATCCCATCTATTGCGCCAGAAATTAGTGAGTTAGGCGTTGATGTTGAGCTTTTGGAGCGCGTTGAAGTAAGCGATGAAAAGCAAACTGTCTCAACACTTGCAGCGCTAAACAATTCCCATTACTACATTAATTCATTCTATCAAACGCCTTCTTTGTCTGCGAGTTTTGTTGATCCTAGTCAGGTTAACAGCGGTGATATTTTGCAGGTTTCTGCGGAGCGATTTTTTGCCTATGTACCAAGCACTGGCACCTATCCTGTTGTGCAGGCTGGGGAGGCATTTGAAGTAAAAGCACTGTCAAGCGCAAATGCTTTCTTGGTGCGCAAGTACCGCTATACTGCGACTGGATATGGCAAAAAACTTCCAGCTAATCCAACCTAATTGAGCCATGGCTAACCGCAAGATTTCGGCATTATCTGCTTTGACCGCGCCGGTCGCTAACGACTTGCTTTTAGTAGTTGACCAGTCTGAAGCTGCTGATGCGGACAAGAATAAAAAGATTACTTACGAAGACCTGCTGACCAACGCTCCTGTTGGGAGTGCGACAGCGCCCAGTTTTGCTTTTACTACGGACAGCGATACAGGTTTGTTTCAAACAAGCAGTGGCCAGATTGGTTTTGCGGTTGATGGCGGTGAGATTGGAGCGGTTACGACTTCAGGCCTGCGACTTGGCACTGGCACGGCAACAGCTCAACTTCATCTGTTTAGCAGCAGCCTGACAAACGAGCAATTAATTGTTGAAAATACAGAAGCAGGCGCAACAGAAGGGCCAAACATTGTACTGTTTAGAAACAGTTCAACTCCTGCCGACAACGATGTTTTAGGCAGTGTTGTCTATAGGGGTGAAAATAGTGTTGGAGGACCGGAAGATTACGCTGAGATTAGAGCATCAATCATCGATCAAACAAGTACAGAAGAGGACGGAAAGCTTGAATTTCAAACAATATCAGGCGGCACAGTTGGCACACGAATGGTTGTCGCCAGCTCTAATGTAGGAATCAACGAAGCATCACCAGACAACCTTCTGCATGTTACAAACACTGCTGCAAGCACAGCGGTAAAGATTGAATGCACCGAAGTGTCAGCAGCATCTGGCGCAGACCTGTTGTTTAAAAATACTAGAAACAGTGGAGCGGGCGTAGCGGGTGATGACATTAGTACGATTACGTTCCAATCAAAAAATGCAGCGTCTGAAGATATTAGCTATGCGAGCATTTTTACTGAGATCGTAGACCCCACTGATGGCAGCGAGGATGGCAGGTTGACATTCAAGGTCAAAAGTGCTGGCGGCACTGCTGACCTGTTAAAGCTCGACTCAACGCTTGCGACATTTGGCAAGCCTGTAGCGATAAACGCTGGTACGGCACCTGCATCGGCATCGGCGGCTGGTACGGCTGGGGAGTTGCGTTGGGACAGCAGCTACCTGTATCTCTGTCTTTCTAGCGGTAACTGGCGGCGTATTGCTCACGCCTCGTTCTAGGCGTTGGCTTGCAAAGCTTGTAGAATCGAGATAATGCGGTATTTCTAATGGCAAACGTCAAAATCACTGAACTGACAGCTTTGACGGCAGCAGATTCGGCGTCTACTGACGTTTTGCCGATTGTTGACGTCAGTGCTGACGCGACAAAAAAGCTTGCCATCTCGGATCTACATCGATCCGTACCAGACGGGACACTGAGCGCACCGGGGATAGCGTTCCAGTCAGATCTGAACAGTGGGCTGTATCGCTCTGGAACTGATGCGATTGCGCTGGTGACGAATGGAGCGGCACGGATTTCGATTGATGCGACTGGTAATGTAACGATTCCGAATAATCTGACAGTAGAAGGTACTACTACATTCATTGACTCGCAGACGCTTCGGATTGAAGATAAAAACATTGAGCTAGGTGTTGTTAGCACTCCTACCAATACGACTGCCGACGGTGGCGGCATCACGTTGAAGGGTGCAACTGATAAAACGATTACATGGGTTAATAGCACTGGAGCGTGGACATTTAACCAGCCGGTCAATATGACAGGCGGAAATGTCGGGATTGGGACGACGGCGCCAACCGAAACTCTTACTCTTAATACAGCAACTGGAGCTTCTATTGGCTTTGAATATGGCGGCACAGAGATTGCAACTATTAACAATAACAATGCGGCTTTATATGTTCATGCAGGATCTGGAAAGCTGTTGAGCCTTGGAGCAGGCGGATCCGAGCGGATGCGTGTTGCATCTGACGGCACAGTGGGCATCGGATGTGTGCCGAGTAGCTTTCAATCTGGATTTGATGCACTACAAATTGGCGGCAACCTTGTCTTAAACGTTGACAGCACTGGCGTTGGAGCTGGCGTCTATATGAGCAACAACGTTTATAGAGACAGTGGCAACTCTCGCTGGGAATACATTAATACAGATGAAGCCAGCCAATATTACCAAGCTAATGGAGAGCATGTTTGGAGAAGTGCAGCGTCTGGCTCTGCTAACGCAGCAATTACTTGGTCAGAGTCGATGCGAATCGACAGCTCGGGCAATGTCGGGATTGGCACGACGAATATACAGAAAAAACTTCACGTCAGAAAAGATGGAGATTCATACCCGATGTTGGTTCAAAACAGAACCAATGCTAGTTCAACATGTGGTATTGTTTTAATTGCAGCTGGTGTGGATTTTTCTGATAACAGGTACGCCAGCATTGAAGCAGTGTCTGGAGGAGTTGGTAATACACTTCATCATCTTGCATTTAGGACATGTACAAATGGTGTAACTCCTCAAGAGCGGATGCGTATCGACAGCTCGGGAAATGTTGGGATTGGTACGACTCCAAATAGCGATTCACAATTACACGTCAAATCAGGAGCTAACGACAATAATCCAATACTTCGCCTTGAAGGAGCAACTAATAACTTTTTGAACTTTAGGCAAACAGGAAGCGTTTACGACATAAATGTAACCGCTAGCGATCCTTTGTCATTCACCATTGGAGCTACCGAGCGGATGAGAATCGACAGCTCGGGAAATGTGGGGATTGGAACGACGTCGCCAGCAAAATCCTTAGAGATTTTTAGAGACAGTTTCCCATGTTTGATGTTAAATGACGGTGGTCAATATAAATCTTATATGCAGCTAGGAGGTAACGATCTAGAGATTCGTGGTAGTTCTGGCGCAATGGAGTTTTATACAGGTTCAGCTGATGGTTTGTCATCAACCGAGCGGATGAGAATCGACAGCTCGGGCAGGCTGTTGGTGGGATTACCTACTACTGCTGACAGTAATGCTCAGTTACAGGTTTCTTCGACAAATTTTGGCGTTGCTCAATTATTCAGAACAGGTTCGGCTGGAGCTTCACTGCATATTTCAAGCACAACTGGAACACTTGCATCTCCTAACGCATTAAGCGATGGAGACCATGCAGGCTATGTAAGTTTTAGAGCTTACGACGGTGCTACCTGGCGCACTGGAGCAAATATCGGAGCTGCTGCAGATGGACAAGCATGGGCTTCAGGCGATTGTCCAGGGCGCCTAGTGTTCTCCACTACTGCCGATGGTGAGTCGAGCCCAACGGAGCGGATGAGGATTACCAGCGATGGTAAATTTGGATTTAACACTACTAACCCAGGTGCTTTTGACTCAGGCGCTAATAATTTTGTTGTTTTAGGAAATACTTCTGGTACTGGTCATGCTGGAATTACTATTGCCAGCGGTAATGACAGTTACGGAAACATTTACTTTGGCGATGGCACTGGAGCGGCAAGTTACAAAGGTTTTATTGCATATAACCACAACGGAGACACGTTGCGTTTTGGTAGCGCTGGCACCGAGCGGATGAGGATCTTC